TTTCCGGTAAGTCTAATTATTTTGGATTTGACCGTTCTGATTTGGCCTATAAGTTGATTCAGTATCTTCGTTATGGTAATGCTAATAGTGGCTCTACCAATTTTGGTACTTCAGTTCCTAAAACTGATTCATCTTATTCTCAGAAATTCCGATTTGACTTGAATATGTCTATATTCCCTTTGTTGGCTTATAAGAAATTTTGTCAGGATTATTTCAGGTATTCTCAATGGCAACCCTCTAGCCCGTATCTTTGGAATATAGATTATTATACTGGAACTTCTCAAAAGTTATTTACTACTATTCCCGCCAGTGGTGATTCTTATTGGAAAAATAATACCATGTTTGACCTTGAGTATTGTAATTGGAATAAGGACCTCTTTATGGGTATTCTTCCGGATTCTCAGTTTGGTGATGTTGCTTCTATTGATACTGGTGGATTGAAGGCTCAGAATTTGTCTGTTCAGGCTCTATTATCTTCTTCCAAGAAGTCTTCTGTATATCTTGGCTCTAAGACTACTCCCAATGGCTCTGAGTTTTCTGTTAATGCTGGTCCTGATGCCGTTTCGTCAAATCCTTTGATTGTTGGCCTTCCGGCTGTTTCTGCATCATTTGATGTTCTTTCTCTTCGTCGCGGTGAAGCGCTCCAACGTTGGAAAGAAATTTCTTTGAATGTCCCGCAAAACTATCGTGCTCAGATTAAGGCTCATTTTGGTGTTGATGTTGGTGAAAATATGTCAGGTATGTCTACTTATGTTGGTGGTGATTCTTCATCTCTTGATATATCTGAGGTTATCAATACGAATCTTCAATCTGGTGATACGTCTTCTGAGGCTGTTATTGCTGGTAAAGGTGTTGGCTCTTCGCAAGGTTCTGAAAATTTTGAAGCTCGTGATTGGGGTATATTGATGTGTATCTATCACAATGTCCCTCTTTTGGATTATGTGATTTCCGCTCCTGACCCACAATTATTTGTTACTCAAAATACGGATTTGCCTATTCCTGAGTTGGATTCTATTGGCATGCAGTCTGTTCCTGTCTCCATGTATTCTAATGGTGATAATGAATTGGTTACTGGATTCAATTCTGCTGATTTAACTATGGGTTATCTTCCTAGATATTATAATTGGAAGACTTCATACGATTATGTGTTAGGTTCTTTCACTACTACTGAAAAGGAATGGGTCGCTCCTATCACTTCTGCTCTTTGGAAACAAATGTTATCTACCGTGACTACTGGTTCGTCTTCTCTCACTTATAATGTTTTTAAGGTGAATCCTTCTGTTCTTAATAGTATTTTCCAGGTAAATGTTGATTCAAAATGGGATACAGACCAGTTCTTGATTAACTGTGCGTTTGATGTTAAAGTAGTTCGTAATTTGGATTATTCCGGAATGCCTTATTGATATGAAAAAGAAAGAATATATTGAGTATGTATTTAATGGTTCTTTTGATGCTAGTCATACTAAAGTTCCTGTACAAGATAAGTTAATGCAGTTGTCTACTGTTAAGTGTAGTGACGGTTCTATTGTCATTTCTACTGATATTTCGTTGATTTTTAATCAACAGAGACTAGAGAATAAACTGTCTGCTACTGAATTACGTGAGTTCATTCAGCGTTATACACCTAATAAGTCGGTGTATACTGCTCAATTGGATGATGAGACTCTTTTGAATACTCTTAAGTCTAGGCATATTCAGTCTCTTTCTGAGATGCGTGCATGGGCTGAGTATTGTATGGAAAATTATGATTCGTTAATCAAAGAGGCTGAGGAAAAGGCCCGTCTTGATGCTGAGCAGGCTGCTTCTGAACAGGCTGCTGCTGGTGTTTCTTCTGCTTCTGCAACACCTGAATAATTATGGCATTTAAAGATATTGCGAGCGGTCTCTTTGGTGGTATTGGTTCTGTGATTTCTGGTGCTATTGGTGCTAAAACTACAGCTGATACCAATAAGACTAATCTTAAGATAAATCAAATGAATAATGATTTTAACGCTCGTGAGGCTCAAAAAGCCCGTGATTTTCAGTTGGATATGTGGTCTAGGGAAAATGAATATAACAAGGCTTCTTCTCAGCGTAAGCGCTTGGAGGATGCAGGTTATAATCCTTATATGAGTGATGCACAGGCCGGTACTGCTGCTGGTATGTCTGGTACTTCTGCTGCCTCTGCTGCTGGTGCTTCTCCTCAAATTCCTTATACCCCTGATTTTCAATCTGTTGGTGTCAATTTGGCTTCTGCGTTGAAAATGATGTCCGAAAAGAAACAAACTGATATTGAGAATCTCAATATGTCTGATTTGTTGCGTTCTCAGATTTGGCAAAATATTGGTGCTACTGATTGGCGTAACGCTTCTCCTGAGGCTCGTGCGTATAATCTTTCTCAAGGTCGTAAGGCTGCCGAACTTGGTATGGCTTCTCTTGAGGAGAATCTTTCCAATCAGCGTTGGTCTAATAATTTGCTTGTTGCTAACATTGCGAATTCTCTTCTTGATGCTGAGGCGAAAACCGTTATGAATAAGTATCTTGATGAAAATCAGCGTGCTGAATTGAATATTAAGGCCGCTAATTATGAGTATCTTATTATGTCTGGCCAGATGAAACGTCAAGAGGTAAATAATCTTATTGCTGATGAGCTTCTGACGTATGCGAAAGCGAATGGCCAGAAGATATCTAATCATATTGCTGAAGAAACTGCCGATAAATTGATTAAGGCTACTAATAACACGAATCTGTATTTTGGTGATTATTATGGTTCTCGTGGTTCTTATTCTCGGCAAGATGCATTTCACGATTCTTCTATTCTTCGTTCTCGTGCTGGTTCTGCTGCTGAAGATTATCAGCAGTCCAGATTTGATACTAAATTGCAGCCTTGGCGTGAGGCTGTTAATTCTGCTAATATGATTTTTAATGGTATTGGTTCAGGCTTGGATTCTTATACGAATTATCAGAACGGTCGTTATAACCGTGGTAGACCTTATTCTACGGATTACGAGGAATTTTATAGTGATAATTCTGGAAAAAGTTCTAGACGCGCTAGGTATTATCATAAATAATCTGTTTCATTATCGTATTTTAATTTGCCTTTGATGCACTGGCTCGTGATGAGTCGGTGCATTTTGTTTTATAATAGTTGTTCTCTTTTGTGCGATAGCAAATCGGGTTTCACATCTAGCCCGATTCCACCCTCTCTCGTCCGAGATTGGCAAAAGTGACACCAATAAAAATGCAAAACATGTTGTATAACATATAATTTAATTTGGTGTATTCCCGTTTTCCCCTTATCTTTGTAATGTAATAATTAAAACGATATATTATGAAACAGAAAGTTAATGATTGGTTATTGCGGTTGATTCGCAATGTACTTGATTCTACTAAGGAGGAAGTCCTCCGTTATGCTCAATCACTTGACAATTGTTCTACTGTTTGTATTTATAAACTTGAATCTATATTGTAATTATAACTCATTTGCAGGATCCTGAAATATAGTTCCCCGTGTGGATTTCGTGCACTTAAGCACGGGTTTACTTTTAATTATATTATTAACAATTTAAAATTTACAATTATGAAACTATTGATGACTGTACAACCGAAAAATGGTGAAAAACCCTCTGACCCTGTGATTGTCGATACTGACAAAAACAGCCTATGTTGCCTTGCTGATGATTTTCTGCGTGTCGGCGATAAGGTTCTGATTTTTCAGCCTGTTGCTGAATATACAGCAGACCCCTGCGGAGAACACGACAAAAAAGAATAGTTTTTCTTTTTTTTCTTCCGACACCGCTTATTATTGACAAATTGTGAAGACTGCACCAAGCGTTATTGTATTGAAAATTGTTAATATCGTGTGTGTGCGAAGTTTACGTAGCACGCGCGCGAAATTAATAATTTTTGATACAATGTTGATTGGTGCTTTCTTCACAATTTACCTACCTTTGCGGTTTCGTAAGATTAAAAAGTAAAAGTATTCTTTACCTGCGCGGAGCGCAAATTGTTCGCAACTCTGTTGCGTGCTTTATGACCTCTAGGTGAGTTAACATCTAAAATAAAAAAAGTATGCCTGACAAGGTTCGTAATTTTTTCAATTGTTGCGAGCATCCTCGCATAATAAAAAATAAGTATACAGGTGAGCCTGTTTATGTGAAGTGTGGTGTTTGTCCGCACTGCTTGATTTCGCGTTCTGATGCGAAAAGAAACTTGTGTGACTATGAGAAGTGGAATCGTAAGTATTGTTACTTTGTAACACTTACTTATAACTCTCAGTATGTTCCGAAAATGGCTCTTGTGCCTATTGAGGATTATGAGTTTGATTATCCCATAGGTAAGAACTGGCCTGCTGTTCGTTCTCAGCTTCTTACGCGTATGCTTCTTGACCCTCGAGTAAAAAAAGAGGATAACGGACAACCTATTAACATGTTTACTTGTAAGGTAAATTTTCCTTATATAGATGAACATTTGAAAAATATTTATGCGTCTTGTGCTGTTGCTGAAGACTTTCGAAAGAATTACAAACCTAAGTTTGCATCTCCTGCTCGTCCTTATATTCTTCGTACTATTCCTCGTGTGTCTAAGTTGCAGAAATTTAAAGACGTTCAGCGTGAAGAACTTGTATGGATGTCCCCTGAGGTTGTCGAGATGCTTAAGAAAAAGTCTAAATGTGAAGGTAATGACAATGCGTTTCCTCAATTCAAAGGACTTCTTAAGTATGTGAATTATCGTGATTATCAACTTTTTGCGAAACGTTTTCGCAAATATTTATTTACAAAAATTGGTTCATATGAAAAAATATCTTCATACGTTGTATCGGAGTACTCTCCTAAAACATTCCGCCCGCATTTCCATATCTTATTTTTCTTTGACTCGGATGAAGTCGCCAAAAATATTCGACAGGCTGTATTTCAGAGTTGGAAACTCGGTCGTGTCGATACGCAACTTGCAAGGGACTCCGCCGGTTCATACGTATCGGGCTATCTTAATAGCGTTGTGTCTCTCCCCAGTATTTTTACGGATGTCTCGTTTACAAAAAATAAGTCTCGGTTTAGCAAATTATTTGGATATGAAAGCTTTAGAAAAACAGTCGAGGTACCTGAACAAGCAGTCAAGCGCCTTTCTGAGCGAATATACTTTGTCCGTAATGGCAAACCTTGCGAATTCACTCCCCCCGTTTCGTATATCTCTCGATTATTGCCAAGATTCGTACCGTACAGCAGTAATTTTGTTGTCGAAACTCGAACAGTTTTGCGCTCAATCCGTGGAATATTACAACTCTTTAGACGAAACGAACCCTTTAAAAAAGAAACTCCTACAAACATATCCGAGTTTATACACACCTATATCGTGACTCTTTATGAAAGGTATGGGTATTGTTATGATACTCTTCCTGAGTGCCTTCGTGTGTATCTTGCTTATACACGTTCTGTTAAAGAAATTTGTTACTTTACTGATAGGCTTAAAAACAAGCTTTGTCGTCCTCTTTATATATATCGTGTGTGGGAATCTCTTGGTTTATCTGATGATTATCTCATTTCTTTATCTGATGAATATATGTCTAGTTGTCGATCTATGTCCCTAGAAAAACAGTTAAGTATTCAGCAGGAAATGTTCGAGCGTGAAGGTTATTCGGATGATCTTCTATCTTTATTTTATATTAATAAACCTCAAAAGAAAGTTAATAATCGCTATTTTCAGGAATGGAAAGATAAGAATTACTATGAAGTGCATTATATTCGCGTTAAACATAAGAAATTGAATGATGAGAATAATGTATTCTTAGAATAATTATCTTTATATTTATGAAAATTACACCTCAACAATGGATTGAAGTAGTTAAATTGATTTCTACTTTCATTATTGGCCTTATTACGGCTTTGTGTATTCAGTCTTGTACTGCGTCTATGTCTGTTTTTTGGAAAAATAGTAATTCTAATCAAGAGAGTCAGCAAACTACGAAACAGTCTGTTGACTCTACCCGTATTAATGTTCAACCAAATTTTTAATTTATGAGTTTATTTTCGTTAAAAGACATTCGCAACCACCCTCGACGCTCGGCCTTTGACCTTTCGTCTAAGGTTGCGTTTTCTGCTAAGTCCGGTGAACTTCTTCCAATCAAGTGGTATTTCACGATGCCTGGTGATAAATTTACTTTGAAACGCCAGCATTTTACCCGTACTCAACCTGTTAACACCTCTGCGTATACTCGTATTCGTGAGTATTATGATTGGTTCTGGGTCCCCTTGCACCTTCTTTGGCGTAATGCTCCTGAGGTTATCTCTCAAATGCAGTCTAATGTCCAGCATGCAGATTCTGGTACTTCTGCGTTGACTCTTGGTAATTATCTCCCGACTGTTACTTTGTCACAGTTATCTCAGGTTATTTCCTCTCTTTCCGGTAAGCCTAATTATTTTGGATTTGACCGTTCTGATTTGGCCTATAAGTTGATTCAGTATCTTCGTTATGGTAATGCTAATAGTGGCTCTACCAATTTTGGTACTTCAGTTCCTAAAACTGATTC